ACGAGAAGGGCCACCAGAGTTATGACTGGGTTCTCAAGAATGTCGAGTGGGCCGCTGACACGATTCGTTATTTCTGAGGAGAATATTGTGGAGCTCACTGACGGCGGATGGTACAAGACCCCTCGTATTATCAAGGGGACGGACTTCCTAGCACATATTCATGACACATACGCATCTGGAAATGCTATATATGTAGAGTTCAAAGCCTCCGAGGGAGAGGTACGTATCCTCGAGTACCAGCGACTCTATGAGGTAGATACCGAAAGCGCGGTTCTGTTTACCATCAATACGTACCCTCCAGAGAGCATCCTCCTCAAGAACATTGAGGAGTACGAGTTCATCCAGTACCGACCCCAGCAAGCATGGAAGGCTATTCACATGGGAAGCACTAAGCGGTTCAGCGTCAGCGACTTTGACGAGCTGTACATCGATCAGACGTTCCGGAAGATGACCCCGGTCGCTTTCACTCACAATAACCAGTACTGGACTGTTATGGGATTGGAGCTCGCTTCGGCGGAGACGGGATGGTTCATCTACCTCAAGCGTCGGGACAGTGACTTCATGACCCGGCTCAACTTCAACCGGGACCAGAAGTTCCTCTACAACCCAATCTCGGGTTCTTGGTCCCTTGACGACCCGACTCAGGAGATCAAGGACCTTGAGGAGATCAAGCAGACTCTCCGAGCCGATGCAATCCTGGATGTGACGGTCTCGGGTGTGCCTATGAAACTGATCAGGGTTCAGGAGATCGCGAAGGGTGTTCTATTCTTCGTCTTCCAGGATGAGGAGAAGAACAAGCGGTACTACTACAATCGCCCAGCCATCAAGCTCCGTATTGTAACGGATCCGACCACTGGCGAGCAGAAGTATCTCCTGGACCACATCAAGGCCATGCACATTGACTGAGCGCTGGAGAAGTTTACCCCACCCCTACTCAAGGTATGAGGCATCTGATCTCGGTCGGGTGCGTAATATCTCGAGTGGGCGAGTTCTTCGGATCCAGAAGTGCTCAGACGGGGCTCCCGGGTTCTCCTTGTATCGCGATGACTCAGGTAAGCAGACCATGGTTCGCTGTGGTATTGTTATCTGGCGCGCGTTCAACGGAGAGCCAGGGAGGGGGCACTATGTTATCCACTTGAATGGTGATATGGCTAACGCCCGTCTTGAGAACCTGGATCTCGTTTCGTACTCGGCGTACCGGCAGGCTTGGTATGACGACTACAATGCTCGGATGGATGAGCTCTTTGAAGAGACCCGGTCTGAGTTCGATGACTACATCTTCGGCTCATGTACTGAGTCGGAGGCGGATAGAAAGGTTCGCTTTGGCGACTGAGAACTGGAAGACGATCCCCAACCTCAACGACAAGTACGAGGTGTCGGATCTTGGGCGGGTTCGGAATAAGAACACCGGTCGTTTCCTCACACCCCGGTACAAGGATGGCTGCTACATGTACCGCATGGAGAAGCCCAGTGCTCATGGTAGGGAGCGCAAGGTCTACTCTGCAGCAGTGCTCGTGTGGAGTCTGTTCGTCGACAAGATCCCGGATGGATACTGGGTTCAGTACAAGGACGGAAACCGACGGAACCTGGCTGTGTCGAACCTCTACCTCAAGTCCAACTCCGAGTTCCGCAAGGAGGAGTATGAGGACGGCCGCTCGGGATTCTTGCGGGTGAAGTCTGAGTTTGACGAGTGGATCTTCGGAGACTGCATCGAAAGGAGAACTCGATAGAATGACGGTTACGTATCGCCCTGAGCAGATTCAGGCGGTGCGTCAACTGCAGAACGGCAGCATCTTGGCGGGTGGCGTTGGTTCGGGGAAGACCCTGACCAGCCTGGCGTGGTATCTCACGTCGGTTTGTAACGCCGCCTCGTTCAAGAAAGGGGGGTCCTTGGCTAAGAAGAAGGTCAAGGGCTCCCCTACGCTGTATGTCATCACAACCGCTAAGAAGCGGGACTCCCTTGAGTGGGAGGAGGAAGCTGCGCGTCTCGGTCTGAGTACAGATCCTGCATGTAGTTTCACCGGTTCATCCATTGTGGTGGACTCGTGGAACAACATCGGGAAGTACTCGGATCGAGAACACGCGGTATTCTTTTTCGATGAACAGCGCGCTTCTGGCAGTGGGCGCTGGGTCAAGGAGTTCCTCAAGATAGTTAAGAAGAACACCTGGCTACTGCTCTCAGCCACCCCGGGAGATGTCTGGATGGACTACCTCCCGGTATTCATGGCTCATGGATTCTTTAGGACTCGTACGGAGTTCATGGAGGATCATGTCATATTTGACCGCTTCGCAAAATACCCCAAGGTCAAACGATACATAGGGGAGGCGAAGCTGCAGCGCTTGCGTCGGAGTATCCTTGTGGAGATGCCGGTGGAGCGACACACTACTCGTGAGAGGGAGACTGTCTACTGTGACTACGATCGTGATTTGTATAAGTGGGTCGTAAAGAACAGGATGGATCCCTGGACAGAGGAACCCCTAAGAGACGCAGGTGGGGTCTGCAGAATCTTGAGAAAGGTAGTGAGCGACAATGACTGGCGTTCAGAGAAAGCCAAGCGCATACTCTCAAGCAATGAGAGAGTTATCGTATTCTACAACTACAACTATGAGCTCGATCGAATCCTTGCAGTTGCGGAGAGCCTTGGAGTGCCTACAGCGCAATGGAATGGACATCGGCACGATGCTATTCCAGGAGGAGACCGATGGATCTATATCTGTCAGTACACCTCGGCGGCAGAAGGATGGAACTGTACTAGTACCGATACGGTTCTCTTCTGGTCCCTCAACTATTCCTGGCGAGTGACGGAGCAGTGTGAGGGCCGGATCGACCGATTGAACACGCCCTATTCTCGGTTGAGGTACTACTTTCTGGAGTCAGATTCGTCGATCGATAAGGCTGTTCGGCGGTCGTTAAGCTCGAAGAGGGTGTTCAACGAGAGGGCATTTGTCGGTTAGAATACGTGTGACGGTGGGTCGGGAGAGTGGTCACTTTGTATTTGGTGGCCATTTTTCCGTCCCACTGGCCATTTTTGTATGTTACAGAGGTGACAGATGTTACTCATCACACGTATTGTGGACAAAAAAGTGGACACTTAGGTGTCACACGTATTGTGGACTTTTCCTTGGGATTGCAACGAAAAGTCACAATGTGGCCATTTTTAGTAAAATATATATATTGATTGATTGATTGATTTTTTAATATATATATAAGTATAGGGCTTTTTTTTGTCCACCCTCGTCCAAGGGTATCCCTTCCACTACAATACGTGTGACGCCCCTCGTCGCATACTCGGCTTATAATGATAAGAAGGATAGAAACAAGCCTATCCCTTCTTATAGGCTTACCCAGAGGAGCACACCATGCGTGAGTCACAATTCCAAGCGCAGCTCATCAAGAAGCTGAACAAGATGTTGCCGGGGATCATCATTCTGAAAAATGACCCCAACTACATTCAAGGTATACCCGATCTGATTCTTCTCTACAAGAATCGTTGGGCAGCCCTTGAGGTGAAGCGAGGCGCTATTGCGTCAGTCCGTCCGAACCAAGCACACTACGTTCGGACAATGCATGCCATGTCGTATGCAGCATTCATCTACCCTGAGAACGAGAGCGAGATACTCAGTGAAGTTCAACAATCACTCACAGCTTAATGGAGCCCACGCATTCCTGAGTGCCAGTAAGTATCACTGGCTCAACTACTCACCCGACAAACTTATCGAGTCCTTCCGGACTTCTCAGGCCGCAGCAAAAGGTACCCGCCTTCACGAGCTCGCCGCTGAGCACATTCGTCTGAAGATGCGCATGCCTCGAAACAAGGTGACATTCAACAATTATGTTAACGATGCTATTGGGTTTCGGATGGAGCCGGAGCAAGTCCTATTTTACTCGGTCAACTGCTTTGGCACTGCTGACGCTATCTCCTTTGACAAGGGCCTGCTTCGCATCCACGATCTGAAGACTGGCGTTCACCCCGCCAAGATTGATCAGCTCATGATCTACGCGGCACTCTTCTGCCTCGAGTATGATGAGCGTCCTGGGGCTATCAATTACGAGCTCCGTATCTACCAGAATGATGATATTCAGGTAGCAAACCCGGAGGGCGACGACATCGCCCCTATCATGGACACCATCATCCAATTCGACAAGCTTATCGAGAAGATCAAGGAAGAGGAGGCCTAATGGATCTCGCTCACTATGGTGTTAAGCGTAAGTCTGGACGTTACCCCTGGGGTTCCGGAAAGGACCCGCATCAGCACTCGGGCGACCTCCTCTCCACCATCAAGGATCTGAAGGCGAAGGGTCTCTCCGAGACTGAGATCGCCAAGGGTCTTGGAATGACCACCACCCAGCTCCGAGCACAGCGATCCATCGCTAAGAACGAGAAGCGTAAGGCTGACGTTGCGATGGTGGCCCGTCTCAAGGAGAAGGGTATGTCCAATACGGCCATTGGTCGCCGTATGGGCATTAACGAGTCCTCTGTTCGAGCGCTTTTAGACCCCACCCTCAAAGAAAGGGCGGGGAGTACTGAAGCACTGGCCAAGGAGCTCAAGAAGCAGGTCGGTAAGGATGGTCTTCTCGATGTTGGGCTTGGTGTTGAGGTCAACATGGGTGTCACAAGCACCAAGATGAAGACTGCAACCGCTATGCTCGAGGCTGAGGGCTATCACGTCCACAAGGTGAAGGTCCAGCAGCAGACTACTGGCAAATTCACCGAAATGAAGGTCCTGGTGCCTCCGGGCATGGACTACAAGACGGTTCTGGCCAAGCGGGGCGAAATTAAGGCCCCCGGGGTCAATATTGAGGACCAGGGTCATACGGTATACGGTATCGAGAAGCCCACTGCAGTTTCCAGCAAGCGGCTCAAGGTTCGCTATGGGAACGAGGGTGGTACTGATATGGACGGCGTTATTGAGGTTCGACGAGGAGTCAAAGACCTCTCCCTCGGTGGCTCAAACTATGCCCAGGTTCGAATCTCTGTTGATGGTACGCACTACCTCAAGGGTATGGCAATGTACTCGGATGACATTCCCAAGGGATATGATCTCCGGTTCAACACCAACAAGAACCCCACCGGAAACAAACTGGATGCCCTTAAGAAGCAGACAGGCGACCCGGCGAACCCATTCGGTTCAGTAATCCGCAAGCAGCTTCACTACACCGACTCGAATGGTCGGAAGAAGCTCTCTGCGATGAATATCGTTAACGACGAAGGTACTTGGGGTGATTGGTCTAAGACCTTGAGCTCCCAGTTCCTTTCGAAGCAGCCCGTCTCTCTTGCTAAGCAACAGCTTCAGAAGGTACGAGACAAGCGCCGTGCGGAGTTCGAAGAGATTATGGCTCTTACGAACCCCTCGGTCAAGAAGAAGCTGCTTCAGTCGTTTGCTGACTCTGTTGACTCCGATGCCGTTGATCTTAAGGCGGCAGCTCTACCTCGGCAGGCCAGTCAGGTAATCCTTCCCGTCCCCAAGATGAAGACCACGGAGGTTTACGCCCCCAACTTCAAACATGGGGAGAAGGTTGTTCTTGTTCGTCACCCTCACGGTGGACGGTTCGAGATTCCTGAACTGACAGTCAACAACAAAAACCCCCATGCCAGAAAAGCAATAGGGACCAAGGTTAAGGATGCAATCGGAATCCACCCCAAGGTGGCGGAGCGTCTGTCTGGTGCAGACTTCGACGGAGACTCTGTTCTCTGTATTCCGAACAACAGCGGAAAGGTGAAGACCTCTCCTGCTCTGAAGGGCCTGAAGGATTTCGATCCTAAGGTTATGTATCCTGCCTACCCAGGAATGACACCCATGACTTCTAAGCAGAAGCAGATGAAGATGGGTGAGGTCTCAAACCTGATCACTGATATGACAATCGGTGGTGCAAACCAGGCTGAGATTGCCCGGGCTGTTAGGCACTCCATGGTTGTGATTGATGCTGAGAAGCACAAGCTCAACTACAAGCAGTCCGAGATCGACAACGGTATTGCCGCTCTCAAGAAGAAGTACCAGGGCAAGGCAAATGCTGGGGCTTCCACTCTCATCAGCCGTGCCTCATCTGAGAAACGGGTTCCTGAGAGAAAAGCCCGGTCCGCTTCAAAGGGTGGGCCTATTGACAAGAAGACTGGACGCAAGGTCTATGAAGAGACTGGGGCTACTTATGTAGACAAGCATGGTAAGACGGTACTCCGCACTGAGAAGTCTACTAAGTTGGCAGAGACCCATGATGCATACTCCCTCGTTTCTAAGAATGGGAGTGCTATCGAAACGGTCTATGCTAATCACTCTAACGAACTGAAGGCTATGGCTAATGAAGCCCGTAAGGCTACGCTTGCTATCCCCTCTGTTCGAAAGAACCCCCAGGCTGCAAAGACCTATGCCCCTGAAGTTAAGTCCCTCAAGGCCAAAGTAAACGAGGCCCTCCGGAATAAACCCCGAGAACGCCAGGCACAGGTCCTGGCTGACGCGGTAATCAGGGCGAAGAAGCAAGCTGATCCAACTCTTGCCAATGATAAAGAGCGTCTCCAGAAAGCCCGACGCCAGGCTTTAGCCGAGGCCCGTCAAAGAACGGGGGCTGGTAAGAAGCCTTTTGCTATCACTCCTCGAGAGTGGCAGGCTATCCAGGAAGGTGCTGTATCACAGGCTGCACTGAACAAGGTTCTTGAACTTGCTGATGAATCAGTAGTGAGGGAACTGGCTACACCTAGGTCCCAGCCTAAGGTATCGTCCAGCATGGTGGCCAGAGCCAAGGCTATGAGTAGTAGAGGTAAGACTGCTGCTGAGATTGCTGAAGCTTTGGGAATTTCTACAACTTCTGTTCACCGTGCTCTAGAGGAGGGCTGACCACACCATGGTACACACCCTCTCACAGGGCCTCTCTGAGGAGGTCTACTATGGCTAGGATGCTGTCTACAGTGGACAATCCTTACGATCCAAGAACTTCATGGGACGAATGGTTTGCTTTTGACACTGCCCATGGCTACGGTACCTGTGGCCTCCTGGCCAGGCTGTGCACATCAAGCGATTCGTTAAGTGAAGAACTTGAAATCGAAGAAATTGAAAATGCAATTGATCGAATTCTCAATCTTGATGGAACAAATTTCTATCAAACTTTCGAGATCGATGATTGAAAAATAAAAATTTCTTCGTCGACCCGGGGGAGGGGGGTCTCGCATTTAGGCCCCCCACCCTCATCGCCGCCCCCTCCATATTTTCCCCGGAGGGATATTTGGAAAGCCAATTGGGGACTAGGTTCTAGGGCCCACAGGAAGTTTCTCGTGTGCTCCTTTCTTCCTGCTGGTCTCGCTCACAACGGGCCCTAGAATCTAGCCCTCAATTGGCCCCAAACGCCCTCTATCTAAGGAGCAACTATGGGTAAAAGGGCCGCAACACCCTCTAAACCCGCTCGAACTGTTGAACAACGAGAGGCGCAGATGATCAATCTAGCGCTTGAGCTCGCTGAGAAGCAGCTTCGGGAGGGTACAGCACCGGCAACCACGGTGAACCACTACCTCAAGCTCGCCTCCACAAGAGAACAGCTGGAGGTAGAGAAGCTGCGGAATGAAACAGCACTCCTCGAGGCGAAGAAGACGGCGCTCGTCAGCGCTGAGCAAGCCGAGAAGATTGCCAAAGAAGCCATCGAAGCCTTCCGTACATACTCTGGAGCGGGAGATGTTACGAACGTATACTGAACTGGCGCGCCTCGAGACCTTTGAGGAGCGGTTTGACTACCTGGCTCTCACCGGGCAAGTCGGAACATCTACGTTTGGCTTCGATCGTTACCTGAACCAACGATTCTACACCTCTACGGAGTGGAAGAAGGTCAGGAACTTTGTTCTGGCTCGAGATGAAGCCTGTGACCTCGGGATCGAGGGACTTGACATCAGATACATGCCGCTAATCCACCACATGAATCCGATTCAACCCAGAGATCTCGAGGAATTCAATCCAGACATCCTCGAGCCAGAGTTTCTCATTACCACAACCAAGAATACCCACAACGCGATACACTTCGGAGACCGATCGAGGTTGACACCACGAGTTGTTGAGCGTCGACCGAATGATCAAGCTCCCTGGAGGATCTAATGGGAACCATTCTTGAAGACACTAAGAAGGCAATCGGTATTATGCCGGGATATGATGTCTTCGACGACCAGATCCTCATGCATATCAACACTGCACGGATGGATCTCGCACAATTGGGGCCAAAATGCGATGTCCCGATTGAGAAAGATACGGCCTGGACCGTCTTCGACCAGATCGACGACGAAGCGGCAATCAAGTCCTACATCGCCATGAAGGTTAAGCTGTTCTTCGACCCACCGGGGAACTCCTTCTTGGTATCGGCATACCAGAAGCTGATCGAGGAGGCAGCATGGCGACTGATTTATCAGACCGAGGGGAAGCAGAGGTAGAAGACCTCGTCCACCACGGCGTAAAAGGCCAGAAATGGGGCGTCATCCGCAAGAAGGCTAGCGCTGGTCGGAAGGCCACCATCAAGGCTATCCATAAGAGCGGGCGATTCACCGCCAACGCCACCAAGACGACTATCAAGACCGCCCGAACTGGAGCGGCTAAGGTACAGAAGGCTAAGCAGGCCCATGATGCCCGAGTTGCCGGAAAGAAGCAGGCCAAGGCCGACGCTAAGGCCCGAAAGAAGTTCGCAAACCGCGGATATAAGAAGATCAGCGATACCGAACTCCAGTCTAGAATTAAGCGGCTGGAGCAAGAGAAACGCTATCGGGAGCTCAAGGCCGATCGCCACCTGGTTCGAGGTCGTGAAGTCACTCGATCGATCCTCGAGAACTCTCTGACGAAGGCTGGGACCTATGCCGGGACCAAGCTGATGAAGTCTGCATTCGATAATGCCTTCGACGCTGGGAAGGGCGGTAAATCCACGGCCGAGACCCTTAAGAAGGCGGCAGAGAAGGCCAAGGAAGCCGCTGAGGCTGCCTCCGTTGTCGCGGAAGAGGCCAAGGCTGAGTATCGGTCGACTGGTGGACCTACTAAGGTAAAGGGTCCGGCTCTTACAAAGAGTAAGACTCCGAAGCAGATCGAGAAGCCTAAGTCATACAAGCAGACTAAGCCCTCCCCTAAGAAGAAGCGGTATCCCCGCAACCCCGGGAGCACCGCTAAGTAATGCTCTCGAACACCGCAGTACCAAAATACTACGGACAGTTTCGAGACGCAGTTGTTCGTGGAGAGATTCCGGTATGTGAAGAGATCTCATGCGAGATGAATCGCATTGATGCTTTAATCGCAAACCCGGAATACTACTACGACGATAAGGCTGTAGAGGGCTTCATCGCTTACTGCGAGAATGAGCTCACGCTGTCCGACGGAGCCGACCTCCATTTGCTCGACAGCTTCAAGCTCTGGGCCGAACAGCTCCTTGGCTGGTATTACTTCGAGGATCGTCAGGTCTTCGTCCCCTATGAGGACGGAGTCGGCGGTCGATACGAGACCAAAACAGTAAAGAAGCGCCTAACAATCAAGCAGTATCTGATCGTTGCTCGTGGAGCGGCGAAGTCGATGTATATGTCGCTGATCCAGAATTACTTCATGGTGATCGACACTACAACGACCCATCAGATTGCTACGGCTCCGACCATGAAGCAGGCCGAAGAGGTGATGGGCCCATTCCGGACCGCCATCACTCGAGCCCGAGGTCCGCTGTACAAGTTCCTGACTGAGGGATCCATTCAAAATACAACTGGTGCGAGGGCTAACCGCCAGAAGCTGGTTGCTACGAAGAAAGGCGTGGAGAACTTCCTCACCGGATCCCTCCTCGAGGTCCGCCCCATGTCCATCGACAAGCTTCAGGGTCTACGACCCAAGGTTTGTACGGTGGATGAGTGGCTTTCCGGAGACATCCGTGAAGACGTCGTCGGTGCACTCGAACAGGGCGCCTCGAAGATTGATGACCCGGTCATTCTGGCCGTCTCATCCGAGGGAACCATCCGCAATGCGGTGGGTGACACCATGAAGATGGAGTTGCTCAAAATACTGAAGGGCGAATACATCGCCCCTCACATCTCAATTTTCTACTACCGACTTGACGATATCAAGGAAGTAGCAGATCCTGCTATGTGGGTTAAAGCCCAGCCGAACATTGGCATCACTGTCTCTTATGATCGGTACCAGCAGGACGTCGAGCGAATGGAACAAGCTCCTGCCGCTCGAAACGACATCCTCGCCAAGAGGTTCGGGATTCCCATGGAGGGATACACGTACTTCTTCACCTATGAGGAGACAATCCCGCACAGAAAGAATACATTCTGGAACATGCAGTGCTCTATGGGCGCCGACTTGTCCCAGGGTGATGACTTCTGTGCGTTCACCTTCCTGTTCCCACTCAGGAATCAAGCTTTCGGCGTAAAGACGCTGGCATACATCTCTGAGCTGACGCTCATGAAGTTGCCTGGTGCCCTACGCCAGAAGTATGATGAGTTCATCCAAGAAGGAAGCCTCCGAGTTATGGAAGGTACCGTCCTGGACATGATGGAAGTCTACGAAGATCTAGACCAGTACATCGACGAACAGAAGTACGACGTCTCAGCGTTTGGGTTTGACCCATACAACGCCAAGGAGTTTGTAACCCGGTGGGAACAGGAGAACGGTCCGTATGGTATCGAGAAGGTCATTCAGGGAGCCCGG